CGTTCATATATGTGGGATTATAGGTAATGTCCTTTGATGATGAGATTGAAGTAGAGCATCTATTATTTTTTGATCGTAAATGTAGAGTATGTAATAAAGTAAAAAATTTAATTGATGACTACTACCTCACAAGAAAAGATAGAAAAACATTAGCATCATCATATTCATATGAATGTAAGGAATGTACGGTTAAGAGAGTAAGAAGAGGCAGAAAGAGCACTTTGTTATGGGAATATCCTGATTGGTAGGTATTCACACATCGTTTCCCCATTAGAAATACCCCTTTTCCTAAATATTTTTAGGTAAATTGGATGCGAGGAAAAAACAAGATGCCACTAAATTTAGCATCTCCTGGTATTGTAGTAAGAGAAGTAGACTTAACTGTCGGTAGGGTTGATCCAACCTCCGGTGGCATCGGTGCGATTGTAGCACCTTTTGCACAAGGTCCTGTCGATCTTCCTACAGTAATCGGAAGCGAGAAAGACTTATTAGATGTCTTCGGAAAACCATACGGTACAGATAAGCACTATGAGCACTGGTTAGTTGCTTCTTCTTATCTGGCATATGGTGGAGCACTCAGTGTTGTAAGAGCAGATGATACTGGTCTTCAGAACGGGTTTGTTGGTACTGCCGCAAGCATCAAAATAAAAAGTCTTGAGCACTACGAAGAACTAGGATATGATGAAAATCCTATTACTAATGTAGTTGTTGCCGCCAGAAATCCCGGTTCTTGGGCAAATGGTTTAAGAGTTGGTATTATTGATTCCAAGGCAGATCAAATTCTTACACTTTCTGCAGCACCTGCAGGATTTGCTGTTGGAATGGGAGTTACTCAAGCAATTTCTTCAACACTTCCAGGAGCAGGAACTACTTCAGTTCTTGATGGATATTTAAAAGGTATCGTCACTCAGGTTGCTGGTGTAGATGCTTACGTAAAAGTTCTTGAGCATGTCTCTGCAGCAGGAACTGTAACTGAAGTTGATTACCAACCATCCGGTGTTTATGCATTCTCTGGAAGTGGAAGTATAGCAATTCACACTAGTGGACAAGCAGCATCATACGCGACTACTTCTGTTACTGCACAGGCAGATTGGTTCGATCAACAATCACTTACTTTAACTTCTTCATCGACTGTTAAGTGGAATCAACTTGCAGATCGTCCAGGAACTTCCGAGTATGCAGCAGCAAGAGGTTCTAGATTTGATGAAGTTCATGTTGTTGTAGTTGATGGTGATGGAGATATCACTGGAAACTCTGGAACAGTTCTTGAGAAGCATCTATCACTATCAAAAGCAAAAGATGCTGAATTTTCTCTTGGTTCTCCTTCATATTGGAGGAAATTCATTGCAAATGGTTCACCAAACCTTTTTGCGGGATCACAACCAGCAGGTATTGTGACTACTGGATTCGTTAGTGGTGGAACTGGATTTGATCCTGAAACTGATGTATCTTGGAATCAAAATGCAGAAGGTATTACTTTTGGAGCAATTGGTAATTCTAACAACACATTAGGTGGTGGTTGGAATTATGATGGAGCAGGTAATATAGAAAATGATGGTGCATTAAGTGCAGGTCTAAGTGGATTGGTTACTGGTTACAGATTATTTGAGAATACTGAAAAGTATAATGTAGATTTCATTCTTATGGGATCTGCCGGATATGCTAAAGAAGAGGCACAGGCACTTGCGAATAAGTGTATTGCAGTTGCCGAAGCAAGAAAGGATGCAGTTGCATTCATTTCACCATATAGAGGTGCTGCAATTACTGATACCAATGATGATAGGGCAGTAAACATCAATTCAGATGAGACGATTACTGATAATGTAATCAGTTTCTACTCACCCATTACATCATCAACTTATGGAATTTTTGATAGTGGTTATAAGTATATGTTTGATAGGTTTGCAAATACCTTCAGATATGTTCCACTAAATGGAGACATTGCTGGTCTTTGTGCCAGAAATGATGCAAACAACTTCCCCTGGTTCTCACCAGCAGGAACAAATCGTGGTGGAATTCTAAATGCAGTTAAACTTGCATATACTCCATCTAAAGCACAGAGAGATAGATTGTATTCGAATAGAGTCAATCCAGTAATCTTCTCACCTGGTTCCGGTATTGTTCTCTTTGGTGACAAGACTGGATTCGGTAAGTCATCGGCATTTGATCGTATTAACGTTCGTAGATTGTTCATCTATCTTGAAGATGCAATCTCTGCTGCTGCAAAAGATCAACTCTTTGAGTTTAATGATGAAATCACAAGAACTAACTTTGTGAATGTTGTCGAACCATTCCTTCGTGATGTTCAGGCAAAGAGGGGAATCTTTGACTTTGTAGTTGTTTGTGATGAGACAAATAACACTGCTGCCGTTATAGATAACAACGAGTTTGTAGCAGACATCTTTATCAAACCCGCAAGATCAATCAACTTCATCGGTCTTACGTTTGTTGCCACCAGAACTGGTGTTTCATTTGATGAAGTAATCGGTAACGTTTAATCTAGAGGTTTAAGAAACAATGACTCGTCAACAAGTAAATACTTTACCACTAAGAACTATTAGTGATTTTAAAAGTAAATTAAAAGGTGGTGGTGCAAGACCCAATCTATTCGAAGTGGAACTAACCTTCCCTTCAGGTGTTGGTGTTCAAGATGAAAATGAAGTTCTTGACAATGCTAGATTTTTAGTAAAAGCAGCAGCACTACCTTCATCAACAGTAGCACCAATTGATATTCCCTTTAGAGGAAGAATCCTGAAAATTGCAGGTGATAGAACATTCGAAACATGGACTATTACTGTAATGAATGATACTTCATTCAATATCAGATCTGCATTTGAGAAGTGGATGAACTATATTAATAAATTGGATAACGGAACTGGTGAAACAGATCCCGCACTTTATCAAGTGGATGCTAAGGTAAATCAATTAGATCGTACCGGAACAGTTCTTAGAAAATATGTTTTCAAGGATGTTTTCCCAACTAACATCTCCACAATTGATTTAAGTTATGAAACGACTGATACTATTCAGGAATTTACCGTAGAAATGCAAGTCCATTATTGGGAAGCATACAAAGGTAATGGACCATCAGCAGGTGGTGAAGATATCTCCTAAATAATAAAATAGTAGTCTAAGTTAGTTTATAATATGGCAAAACTTTTTGGTTTTTCTATTGATGATGCAGAAAAGAAATCCAAATCTGTAGTTTCCCCTGTCCCCGTGAATAACGAGGATGGGGTTGATAACTATATTAGTAGTGGATTTTATGGTTCATATGTAGATATTGAAGGTCAATATAGAACAGAATTTGATCTAATAAAAAGATACAGAGAGATGTCACTCCATCCAGAAGCGGATGGTGCTATCGAAGATGTTGTAAATGAAGCAATTGTGAGTGATCTTTATGATTCTCCAATTGAAATTGAATTATCTAATTTAAATGCTACAGATAATTTAAAGAAAGCAATTAGGCAAGAGTTTAAATATATTAAAGAAATTTTAGATTTTGATAAGAAATCGCACGAAATTTTTAGAAATTGGTATGTTGATGGAAGACTTTATTATCACAAGGTAATTGATCTTAAGAAACCTCAGGAAGGAATTAAAGAACTGAGGTATATTGACCCAATGAAGATGCGGTTTGTCCGTCAAGAAAAGAAAAAAGATAATAATATTATTGGTCCAAGTGTTCCAGGTCGTGACGAGCAAAAAAATGTTATTGCTCCAGAAATCGAAGAGTACTTTGTATATACACCAAAACCAAACTATCCAACAGGAAATTTAACTGGTGGTGGTGGAAATAAAGGAACTAAAATTGCAAAAGATGCAATTACATATTGCACTTCAGGTCTTGTAGATAGAAATAAAGGTTCTGTTCTTTCTTATCTTCATAAGGCAATCAAGGCACTTAATCAACTGAGAATGATTGAGGATTCTCTTGTCATTTATAGATTATCAAGAGCACCAGAACGTCGTATTTTTTATATTGATGTTGGCAATCTTCCTAAAGTAAAGGCAGAACAATATCTTCGTGATGTTATGAATCGTTATCGTAACAAACAAGTTTATGATGCGAACACCGGAGAAATTCGTGATGATCGTAAATTTATGAGTATGATGGAAGACTTCTGGCTTCCTCGTAGAGAAGGTGGTAGAGGAACTGAAATCACAACTCTTCCAGGTGGTCAAAACTTAGGAGAACTTGCTGATATTGAGTATTTCCAAAAGAAACTTTATAGAGCACTTGGAGTTCCAGAATCAAGAATTGCTTCCGATGGTGGATTTAATCTTGGTCGTTCTTCTGAAATTTTAAGAGACGAACTTAAATTTGCTAAGTTTGTTGGTCGTCTGAGAAAGAGATTTGCTCAGATGTTCAATGATATGTTGAAGACTCAACTCATTCTTAAGAACATTGTTTCTGTAGAAGACTGGGATAGAATTAGTGATCACATTCAATATGATTTCTTGTATGATAATCAGTTTGCAGAACTAAAAGAAACAGAAATGTTGAATGAGAGACTTGGTGTTCTCGCAACTATTGAACCTTATATTGGCAAGTATTATTCTCAGAAGTGGGTTCGTAGTAAAGTTCTTCGTCAGACTGATGGAGAGATGATTGAAATGGATGAGCAAATTGAACAGGAAATCAAAGATGGAATTATTCCAGATCCAAGTGCTGTTGATCCAATAACTGGAGAACCATTACCACAAGGAGGTGAACAGGGAATGATGGGTGATGTTCCGATGGAACCAGAAATAGATGGTTCACCTACAGAAGTTGATGGTAAATCTGCCGAGATATAAATATAAAATATAGATATATTAAATTTCATGGAAGAAATTGTAAATTTGATCGGTTCTGATTCATCGGCATCTGATATTAGTGACAGAATCAAAGATGTTTTGTATGCAAAAGCAGCAGGACATATTGATAATGCTCGACCAGTAGTTGGTGCGTCCATGTTTGATGATCAGCAAGATAATTACGAAGGGGAAGAGTAATGGCATTAGCATCAACAGAGTTGACACCAAATACATATTTCCTTATCGGAAATAATGTAACTACCATAACTTTTCAGTGTCAGAGTAGCACTCCTGTTGTTATCGGAATAACAACCACCTCTGGCATAACAACAACAACACCTGGACTTGTTTATGATAGATTTGAAGGTGAGATGAAGAAGACTGTAACAGATTTATCACATGATGCTGGTGCTGCATACGTTTATGCAAAAGCACTTACAGGCACTTCTAAGATTATCTATGAAGGTGCCTGATTATGTCAGGTAAGAATCCTTTTTTAAGTTTTGGATTTGTTAGTCCATTCATGACATTCATAAGGGCATCTATTAGTAAAAACCTGTTCTTGGGTACTAGCCTTGACTTGAACTTTACTGAGAACCTTAGTTTAATCGATGATATCAGTGGCACCAACCTAATCACCTTCAGCCGTGCCAGTACTGGGACGTATGTGGACAGTGATGGGTTGATTAAGACCAGTCCGGTTAATAAATTGCTTTATAGCAATGACTTTAGTAATGCTGCTTGGATAAAAAGTGATGTTACTTCAACTTCAACTAATATAACTGCTCCTGACGGGACTGCTACTGCGACAACATTTACATTTACCCAAAACGAAGGGTACATATATCAGAATACAAGTTCTGTTATAGGTCAGCCTTACGTCACCTCGATCTGGATTAAGGGTAATGCTAATGCCACCATTGGATTAAGAAGACCCGGCATAAGTAATTCAACTATTGGAGATGGGAGCGTAGCAGTTAATGTTACTACTGAATGGCAAAAATTTACAGCAGTAACCACATCAGCAGATACCACAGATGGGAGACTTCTAATTGACCTAAGGTCATCTCAAGGCGCATCCGTTCCTTCTGGTTTTGGAGTAAGTCTTTGGCACGCTCAGACAGAAGAAGGCACAACCGCCACTGACTACATCCCAACAGGTGCAACGATTAGTGGTGCTCCACGCTTTGACCATGACCCATTGAATGGTGAGAGTCTGGGGTTGTTGATTGAGGAGAGTAGGGCTAATCTGGTTACTTACAGTGAAGACATTTCAACATGGAGTAAAAGTAACGTTGCAGTATCATCCCAATCAGTCTCTAATCCATTTGGTTATTCGAATGTTTATAGAGTAAGGGGTAGTTCATCATTAAATCGTCCGCACTCACTTGGTCCTTCTCCTTCAGTCAGTGTGCCTGCTAACACACCTCATACAACCAGCGTTTATGTTAAAGGAGAAGGCACTGGTAACGATGCTGGTAAAATTCAGATTAGGATTGGTGGTATTGGTTATAGAGTAGGTGTTATTAATTTTGATCTTTTTTCTAATCAAAGCCTCACACCTCAAGGATTGAGTGGAACATCTAGTACTTCAGATACGTGGTCAATTAATGATTATGGAATGGAACCTGTTGATGATGGTTGGTATCGTATTTGGATGACCCACGAATCTAATAATACTTCATCAGTTGATTTTCTTACTATCTCAAGTTTAGCTGCTAAAGATTCTACTACTTTGAATAGAACATTTTGGTATACAGCAAGTAATACTGGTGGATTTTACATGGTAGGTGCTCAAGTCGAACAAGGCTCCTTCCCCACCTCCTACATCCCCACATCCGGCAGCGCCGTAACCCGTGCTGCTGATGTGGCGAGTATTACTGGGACTAACTTTAGCTCTTGGTTTAACCCAAGTGAAGGGACAATATACAGCAAAGCAATAGGATCTCCACAAACAACAACCACAACAAATACTGGTAGTGGATATCCGTATATCTATAGTATAGATTCATCTTTATCTAATAGATTAATTGGTTCTCGTTCCGCAGGTGTCAATAACGGTTCTTGGGCCGCTTATGCCCAACCTCCAGCATCTTTTTCTTATGTTACATCTAGTAATTTTAATACACAACAAGTCAGTCATAAGGTAGGCGGTAGTTATACTTCTTCAACCTATGTAGCTTTTGCTGATGGAGCTGTTGGATCCAGCATAACTCCTGGAACAAATAATAGTGCATTATTGAGATTAAGTATAGGATCTGGAGTAGATGGTGGTTTTTGGGGAGGCCACATTGCCCGCCTTGCCTACTTCCCGACTCGTAAGACTGATCAAGAATTAATCAAGATCACTGGCGGTACTCTTGACCTTCCGATCATTACCTATGGCATAACAAGTACTGGTGGAGTGTTCAACCTTAGGTCTACCGGTACTGTTGATTATGCAGTTGACTGGGATTCAACAGGTGGTTATGAGTCAAGCACGTCTAACACGTTGCCACATACTTATACTGCGGGTAACTATGATTTAGTTGTTTATAGTGATGGTGTTTATAGGCCATACTTTGATAACGTAACTGCTGATGCAAGTCAGATCACTTCTGTTAATATTCGTTCAGGGGCTAACTTAGGGACTAATCTTTTGGCTGCTTGGGAAGGTGCAGTTAACATGACTTCATTTGTTTGTCCGTTTAGTGTGACAACTGGTGTTACAAATTTTACAGAGACTTGGGCGAGGTGCGGTTTCACGAACTTTCCATTAATTGATACTTCTAGCGGAACAAGTTTTGCCGCTGCTTTTTACTTGTGTTCAAACCTTACAAGTTTCCCGCCGATTGATACTTCTAGTTGTGATAACTTTAATTACGGATGGTTCGGCTGCAGCAGTCTCACAAGCTTCCCG